ATTACATTATAATCGCCGGTTTATAGTATCTCGATTCCAGTAACATCGTCTCAATATCGGGATCGAGCTTTTTCGAGAACATCAATTCCCCCATTTCAACATTTGCAAGAGTATCCGCCCATGCGGATTGAGCTTTCTTATACCATCTCGAAGCCTGGGCAATGTTGGCTTCTTTTATCAATGTCGGGGCGGTCACTGAATATCCCCATTTAGCCGTCACCTTCACGGTCGGAGTATTTCTGCCAACATCCGAAGACGGTCTAAACCCGCCGCGAGTGGTAAACATTCCGGTCGTGAATACCGAATAACTTCCATTCGCGTCAACCATGATACCGCAATAGGGCAACACATTGAATTTAGGGTAATCTGGATGACCGGTGAAGGCAATCCAATCACCATCCCCAGCTAAATTCGTTGTGGGGGTTGTCCAGGCTGTATATGAGGTATCCGTTGCGCTATCCTTGACTGCTACAGAGGATATTTCCACGCATTCGTCAATCCACTGGTAAGGCTTGCCGCTTCCGGGGAAATAGCGTGCCACGGCAACGGTCAAGGCAGTAAAACCATCGGGATGATTGAGAAGATTATCGATCAATTCCTTCGCTGCATCTAACATGCTTGTAAGGACAGTATCCCGGCTTGCATCCGTGGATGATATTTGTGTTCTTGCCTTCAATTCGTCTACCGAACCATAAGCGGTCATATCAACCTCTTTTCTTGCAATTCCTCAGCCATCCATCGAGGAATTTTATGATAATCGTATTCACCCGGTTTAGTGCCATGTCCACCAATCGCATTAATATATTTTATCGGCGGGTCATTTGTACCAAGAATTATACCTTCAAATTCCCCGGCTTCTCGCGCATTGATCACGCGCTTTGTGCCCTCTTTCTCGAATTGCCAGGCATTCTCGGTCGGGTCCAAAAAGCGAAGGAAATAATCTTTCCGCCATATCGCTGCCTGTAAGGATGTCTGCCAGGGCGCGTCATCGGCGCTCTTTATAGTCTTTATCAAAAATTCCTCGTGTGGATATTTCAGCCGGTCGTCACTCAAATCGATCTTCACGATTTCGGGATGTTCAATCATAAAATCCCATAATTGCTTTATGGCTTCGATGTCTACCGGTTGATGAATAAAATAATCCTCAAGCATGAGGATAAATAAATCCGAGTCGTAATCTTTCAGGAAAGCCGCTATGCCAGACGACCAGGTATAATCCGCTTGATTTCCAAGAGAGGGCTTATAGAAATTGTCCGCAACTTTCGGGGGGCGAACATCGTAACGAATTACTGTCACTGGCTGCTTATCTGACCAGTATTTATTGAATAAATAAGAAAACGGGGTAATGCAATGGGCGTACTCATTGCTGGTTGGAACCAAGATATTTATCCCCGAATTGCTCTTATATCTCGTCACTAAATTGCGCGCACTTTTAGGAACGGCGATGATAACATCTTCATGACTGGTTACATAATAGCCCATACCCTTAAGGCGTGCTGTCATCCAATTCATATCCGGCCAGTTTTCTTTGACTGCCATTCCTGGTAATTCATGCTTGAAACAATGCTCATCGTCAATTAATATAAAATGCATCGCACCAGAACGTTCTAGAGCGTTTAATTCTTCAATAATGGGACATTCTCCCCATGTACCGGCTGATTCTTCTACATTGCCCAACCAGTGAGCATCTAGCCATATCAGGGCGGGGCTTTTGACTTTCTTCAGTATTTTCGGAAGCTCATCGCGGCTATCACCGAAATGGAGAGTAACGTTTTTATACTCGGCACATTTTGAGATGGCTTTATCATAGTATTCTTTAAATCCCTCGACAGAATAAACCTTCTTGAAGTTTTGCGCCGCCCAAATCGTTGTACCGGCTTTGTACGTGCCGGTTTCTATGAAAGTGGCCAGATTGAATGCATCGCGCAATTGAAGCACTAATTTATCAGGACAACCAAGACGAATGTTACCCATAATGAATCCTATAAACTCAATGTGATGAATGGCGATCTTACGCCATTGCAAAAATGCTCTGATATTTCTAGCGACATATAAATCATTGATTCGGCTCAGAATTTAAGGCTGCCATGATTGAATTGATCTTTTAATATTCCCATCGCCCCCAACGCATAATTTGCTCCACAACCAACCGCGGCAAATCCATCAGTTGAACGTAAAACGGAAAAGTCTTGTTGGATTTCATAAAGTTTGCCATTTATCCCAACAAGAAAATTACCGCCAGTCTCGAAATTATCTTTGATTGTTGAAAATCCTTCATCCTTGAATAACTTACGGATATAAGGGACAAATGATTTCACAAGATACGCATATCCATCTTTCTTAAATTCATCAGTCAAGCATGGAATATCTTCCGCAAATTCAATTATTTGCCCCATGCGCCAGCTCCATGTGTAACCGATAATCAGATGATCTTTGACGAATACCTTTTTGCATGAAATATTTTTGATATCCCAACCAGAAGCGCCAGCCGAATCGCCGCCCATGTAAACTTTACCGTCGTGTTCAATTCCAACAATGCATGTCATATTTATCCTTTCAACCTCGCATAGATATCGCCCCAAATTAGAGGATCATCTGATAATTTTAATAATTCATATAATCCAACAAGAGAATGAAAACTTCTTTGAATTCCTTCTTTGTAAAGCGAATACGTGAAAATATAATTGCCAATTTCAGATAGTTTTTTCATACACAATCGAGCATCGTCAATAAATTCCAATGTGAATTCAAAGCACAATTCCTTGACTGGCTTCGTCAGTCCATTCAATACTTGCAACTCGCAACCCTCAACGTCAATCTTGATGAAGTCCGGCATTCCGTATTCATCAATTAGTTTATCCAAGGTTGTGACGATTACCTTTTGCTCGTTATTCCATTCATAACCTGAAAATCTGCCTTGTTTCCATTTCTCAGGATTCATGGTCGCCAACCAGGGCACGGAGGATAAATAAATCTTGCCGATACCCTCGAAATCACTCACGGCTTTGCACAGAACAGTAACGCGTTCATCTATTGCGTATTTCGTCATCAAATTGGTTGCGCGCCCGATCTGAGGTTCGACAGCAATCACGCGCGCGCCCATTGCGATATATTTGTCGGTATATTCGCCATCAAGAGCGCCGATGTCAAAGACGAGGTTATATTGATTAGTCATGGTGTACTTTCGGCAAGCATAACAAACAATTCCAATCCTCAACCTTGCTTACATCATGGTCTCGCAGGATTGTTTTTATCTCATCCAATCGAATAAACTGTTTGGGATCGTGATCAAAATCGGGTACTCCAATAAACCATTTTGCGTCATCGATGATAACGACATGCCCTATTCTTATTTGACGAATAGCAAGCAATTCCTCTTTCAATGGGCATTGATCATCGTTTATCCAACCCTCTTTGGTATACCCGGATAGATGAGCATCCAGGTAAATTAGCGCCGGTGTAGTCACGTCGCGCAAGGCAGTAAAAAGCAATTGGCGCGAGTCGCCCAATAAGAATTTGACATTCTCGCGCCTGGTAAGTTGACCTGCGATCTTTTGAAAACGTCGAGGATCCTTTTCGATGGTAATGATATTCTTGAAATTATCCATTGCCCATAAAGCAGACTCGCCGCGATAAGTACCGGTTTCGATGAAGTATTGAAGGGAATATTTATCACGAAGCTCCAAGGCAAGTTCACGGTTTAGACCTGTTTGATCATCCATATTAATCACCTAAAAATTCCATGTCAACCCATCCAGATTCTGGAATTCCATCATCATCCCAACTAATAAAGCTATAATATTTTTGTTTTATCGTACAAAAAACAAGCCATCTGATATAGGTTTTTGTATTGTCTTTGATTGATATTGGAAAAAACGCAAATTTCTTGATAATTCTTTCATCGCCTTCTTTGGGATTATTGAGTATTATTTTCATTGATTCAATTCCTCAATGTCCCACCCTCGGCTAATATCTTTTCATTCGGTTTATTTTTCGGTTTGAATTCACCGCAAAAGTCACCTCCATTAATTTGAGGCGATAAAAAAACTATGTTATCGCTATGCTTAAAATCAGTAAATGCTTTTGGTGGATATCTACGGCAATAACCACCTATATTCCACTGCATATCCCCAAATAAACAATTCTCGCATCTTATTTCTTTATTATCCATCATTCCTCCGGCATTTCTTTTTCTATTTGCAAATTAGCCTCAACCAAATCCTTCTCGTTGCGGCTATCGATCACATGATTCCAACTGCCCCACTTCTCGCCCCATAAACGCCAATCATTCTTGATCTTACCTTTTATGGCAGGATCGTTATCCTTGACCGGCGAAGGTGCGTCATAATGTTTGATGTATCCGCCTGTCCTCAACTCCTCCACGCGGTATCCCATTTTCCATATCGACATGGCAAGGTGGCTATCACCACAATAGTGATAGAAGCCGTCGAACCATCCAGCGCGTTCGCCTAATTCTCGGCGTAATACACCAAAACAGGCAAAGAGATATTTCTTTGATGGATTACCAGCATTGCAATAAGCCACTTGGCGAGGTCTGCCAGGGTTTTCGTATGGGATAGCAACCATGCCGATGTCCGGATTATTGTCCAGCATATCCATACATTGAGTGAGTGCGCTATTTTCTATAGTAACGTCATCGTTGAGAAAGGCGACGTATTTACTATTCCAAGCTCTATTAAATCCTTTATTGTATGCGCTCACGCATCCAAGACTTTTATCATTCCATTGCATAACCACATCTTTGAATAATTTGAAGCTCCAAGAAGGCTGATCTGGCTCATCGCTATTAATAACGATTATTTCACATTTCATTTTTCTGATTTCGTGAAATACACTAATTAGGGTATTCCTTAATAAATCCAGACGGTTATAAGTCCCAAATACTATGCTGAGGTCAATCATTTATCCCCGCCTTTTTTGTCGTGTTTCGTTGTTCTTAAAAATCTAATCAGGTCACCGTTGCTATCAAATGAATATGCTATTGGGCCCCAGCCATCTTCATCAAACCCAAATATCCCGTTTATCACGCCAATCAAACCTACCCAGTAACCGCCATGCTGTTTATGGACTTGAATACTTTCATGGCTGGCAACCAATTCATTGCACGGTATTCTATTCGCTAACAAAGCTGCTACTGCTGGTTTATCAAGTGATATCATCTCGTTTAGAAGATTTATAGCATCGTCAATTGAAATAGTCTCTTTTATCATTTGTACAAATTCTCCCTTGACCATTGAATAGTTTGCGTCAATCCTTCATCCATCCCGACCCATTCGCTTTTCGGGAATTCGCTCTCAATCAAATCCATGCAGAGCTGCAAATCCTCAGGCGTACCAGCTACGCCGCCGCTATCATCTTCAGGAACGATTACCGAAACGTGAGCAATCTCTCCAATCTTCTCGGCTAATTCGAAGATTGACAGACTGGATTTGCCCGACATATTGTAGACCTTTTGAGTGCCATAAAGCAGAACATTGAAAAGCATTTCCATTCCGTCAGTCATGTAGCAGAAAGTGCGCTTGACGTTGCCCGCGTCCAGCATATTTATTTCGCCTTTGGTCAAGGCTTGCTCGATGAATTGTGCCCACGATCGACGGTCGCCGCGTTTCAATCCGGGGCCATAAGTGATACCGGGTCTCACCGCAACGGTTGAAATACCGCGGTTGCGATAAAGATAAGTAATCGCCTCGCCAAATCGCTTTCCCTCAATGTAGCACGCGCGCGGGTGATAAGGTGATATCGATCCGGTATCTTGTTCACGGTACGGCGGGGCTGCTGGACTATCACAATAAACCTCAGACGATGAGATATACAAGAATCGCCCGCCCACATTGCACTTTTCAAGCAAGTTCATTAGCCCATAAGTTGAAGCGCGCAAAGCCATAAGCGGCTCAGATAAGAAGCGCAACGGTTGTGCATAAGCCGCGGCGCTGATTATCACATCCGCCATAGGTAGTTTTTCGCAGTCATGAGCATTAGCAAGGTTGGCATAATGGACAACGGTCGAAGGATATTTATCGCCGCCCGTGCTTATATTTAATTCGCTTTTGACCTGGGCATGGAGTTCGATGTTTAAATCAAAGTCATCGCGGGCAACCTGTAGGGCCGAAACGATATGAGTTCCTAGCAATCCAGAAGCGCCGGTAACCAAAATAACTTTCCCGTCGAGCGGGCTCATATCAACGTTGACATTAATATCAACTGCTATTTCACGAATTATTTCCATTTAGAAACTCCTCGATCTGTTTTCTTATCCCGGCAACAGATAGACCGGTAACTTGATCGATATCCGATATTTTACCGTATTGGTGAATAAATTGGCGGGGAACGCCGATGTTTAGAATGCGGACGGGGTGATCTATTGCCTTAATGACTTCATTGCACAGAACGGGGTAATAAGGTTCGACTATAACAATTCTATTTTTAGGGCAACTAAATCCGGAAAATAAATTTTTATCAAACGGAGTCAATTTATTGATGTATAAAACATCAGACCACGGATAACATGCTTTATTTAGTATATTTCCAACGCATATTATCAAATGATCGCATTGTTTTAAATCCGATTTCCAAAATATGTCGTAATTTCTATTTGGGTTTCTATTCTTTTCCTCCCCCAACCTAATATAGTAAGCCTCATTGTCCTCTACCGCTTCTTTCAGCATGATGTCTAACTCAATCGGATGACCTGGTATGCAAATCTGTATCCCAGGCACGTTATACATCAATGCCACATCCGCGGGCGAATGATGAGTGGCGCCATAAGCCGCGTAATCATACGACCCACCACAGCCAACTAGAATGACTTTCCGCCTCTGGTATCCTATATCGATTTTTATTTGCTCATACGCCCGCTCAATCAAGAAGGGGGATATCGTGTGAACAATCGGGATAAGTCCTTCCTTCGCCAGCCCAGAAGCCATGCTGATCATCGCCTGCTCATTCACCCCGACGTTATAAATTCTATTAGGGTAGGCGTGAAACACATCCCTGAATGAGTATTCCCCGATATCGCCAAGGATGACAACGACTCTTTGGTCTGTTGCCATTATTGATTTTACGGTTTCGACAAATTGTTTACGCATGTTGTTTTGTTTTCACTATAGCAGTATCAAAGAATGATAAATCTGATCTCTCTACAATTCCAATAATTGAATAACGGTTACCAATAAATGCTCTAGCGCGTAAAAATGCGTCATCAAAATCTAGTGCCGGAAATAAATATTTCTCTTCCTTATTTTCTGATAATCTCTCAATAGTTAATTCATATAATGTAGGATCCTCATTAATTTCAATATCAAGTTTATTATCATCATATCCAGAGATGATTTTATTTGTAATATCTTTTATTTTCATATCCCTATCTCCTCTCGTATCTTCTCCAACTCGTCACCATTTGGCACGCGTCTATGCCACTCATTCGGGCTGTCCTCGAACGTCTTGCAACCCTTTCCTTTTACCGTATTGAATACAATCGCCATTGGACCGATCGGCATGTAAAACGCCTTGTATATTTCATCGTGATCGTGTCCTTTCGCTGTCCGCGTAAACCATCCAAAGGCAAGCAATTTATCAATAAGATTCTCATCTGGATGAGTTTTGTTATAGTCAATCATCATGGTTACATTCAAGCTGAGTTCATTTATCAGTTTTGAAGCTTCCCAAATAGAACCTTCCTGGCATTCACCATCGCCGACTAGGACGTATATCCGTCCGCTCTGGTTGTTGATCTTATGTGCCAGCGCCATTCCGCAACCGATAGCGAGGCCATGACCCAGCGATCCGGTTGATGCCTCCACGCATGGCAATAAAGTACAA